ATAATGATGAAGCTGATAATGTTGATAATGTGCCTGTGCAGGGCAAGTGTTATGATTTTAAGACGAATGGTACAATTTACCAGGATTATGGTACTGGTGCTTCTGAGTCTCAACTTGTATCGCACCATACTTGGGGCGTATTTCTTGGATCTCCGAATACAACTGGCACTAAAATGTATGCAGAGATTCCTTTACAGTCGCAATTTGCTGGCTGTAAGTTGTCTGGTAATACTCATATGGATGCTGGTGAAATTAAAACCAGTGTATTGAAAGACTCGTTTGTGATGTCTTTTGCGAAGTTGATGCGTGTTTGTTTATCGAAACCGCTTGAAGCTGCAACCCTTAAATTTACGCAGACTTGGATTGGCAAGTCTCGATTGTTTGCATTTGAACGATTATTGACTGCACAAGTGAATAACGCGACGCGTCAGTTTAATTTTGCTTATGAACATCAATTTGATTTGGGTTGTACAGTTCGAGTTGTTAAAGATTACATGACAGCTCCTTATATTAGACAAGATGCAGGGTCTTAATTTATTAAACCGCAAACTGTGTGATAGTTAAACGTCGTAATAAAGCTGCTAGAGTTTCTTCGTCGAGATCTGGGTACCAGTTTCGAGGATTTAAGTTGGAAGTGATCCAAATTTTTTTAGCGTTTAGAACCACACTGGATCCTTTAACTTCAACAATAACCGGATAACGGTCGAACCATCGGAGGACATGTGAAATGTCGATGTTGCCCCGGAATTCATCGATAACAACGTGTTGTTGATTTCGATATCCGTCCCAGAACTTGCTCCGAGGATCTTTAGGGTAAGCGTTGATTCCGGCTTCGTCCCAGGCCCTTCTGGATTTGCCTGTACCAGTGCGGCCCCAGTACACGATAACTTCGCGTTCGATTCCAATTGGCGCCATATGGTCGACAGCAATTCGTTTGAGGTTGCTGTACATTCGACAGTACACATCTGGCGGTATATCATCCAACCGTCCGCGTTTTGCGTTTTCGCGCACAAGTTGCCAATCTTCAGAGTGACCTCTTCGCAACGGAATGTTGCCAAGTTCGAATTGGGTTCCCTCGATTCGAGTAACCTCCTTCCAAACGTACTCTCGCGCAGCCTCGCTTCGACTTGGCTCGGCGTGAGCACTGTTTCCAAAAATGGATTTGACGCCTCCGAGTCTAAGTTTTCGCTTGAAATGAACGACGATCTGCCAGTGTAAGAATCCGGATGCTGCCAGCTCGAGCTGTCCACGGATATAATCGACAGTTGCTGGTCGGTAGGGAAGGAAATCGGCATGAGGTATTGTGAGGATCCAAAAGCGAGCTTGCATGAAATGGCTCATTTTGCTCGGCTATTTATAGAAAAGCGGAGTTTGAAATTACTTGGGGTCCCCCGGGCGAAAAAGTGTCCGGGAGCAAAAATTTGCGCACGGTTTCGGTTAGGGGTAAGTAGGTTCGGTTAGGGTGTCGGAGATTATTTGAAAGGTCCGCGCGAGCGGGCCACATAGCTGAGCCAAGTCGAGACGAGCCGCCTAGTATTACTTACATCAAGGCGGCTCACTCGCTCGAGAGTGCTATAAAAGGAGGTTACGGAAAATTTGTAATTTAATTTTGTAATGCCTCCGAAACGCGGACGTTCGCGTACGCCTGTGTCGCGTAGGCAACGTCAAAGGACTCGGACGCCTAGTCGTTCGAGGGTTCTTACCCCGCCTCAGACGCGTGGTCGGACAATGGCGCGCACGACGTCTGCTGCTCGTTCGCTTTCTCGTGTTGCTGGTCGCGCTGTGCTTAATGCTGCTGCGCGCAGTGTTCCTGTTGTGGGGGCCGCAATGAGTGCGTACGATGCATATCGTACCGTGCGTGATGCGATGGTCGGGACGCAGTCTCGACGTGGTGGACGTGCTGGAGTTTTTTCCAGCGTTAAGTCTACAGGAGTTTTTGGAAAACCTGATAAGAAAGCAGGTTTTTTAGACAAACATGCGAAGCATGGAATTGTTAATCGATTTGAATATGGTCGTGTGAAGACCGAGTCAAGTAATAATGTTGTTTATCTTGGACATTCGACAGCTCCTCCTATTACAATTGCCAAGTCAGCTATTCAGGCATTGGTCAAACATTTGTTTGCTATTGCTAGTATATCTATTAAGAGTTTTGATTCAATTTTGTGTGATGATCAAACTTATGATATGCGAGTTGTTTTGTGGTATAAGAATCGTGATGGTGATACCATTACGAAACAAAATTTTGCTGTTGCGTATGGATCAGCAACGTTGACTTCTGTATCTGATGATATTTTTAACCATTTGGTTAGTTTGTCAGATTTACCTGATCAATTTTTGCGAATTCAGTTGTTTGATGTGTACAGTGGGTGGACAGGTGCTGCACCTGTTTTACGTACATCGTTTGATTTAACGAAAGTCAATTGCGAATTTGATATTGCTTCGTATTTTAAAATTCAAAATCGTACTATTAATAGTACCGATAATGATGAAGCTGATAATGTTGATAATGTGCCTGTGCAGGGCAAGTGTTATGATTTTAAGACGAATGGTACAATTTACCAGGATTATGGTACTGGTGCTTCTGAGTCTCAACTTGTATC